CTCCAAACATCCACTTCACACAGATGACCCTTATCGATTACTTGTTGTATAGACGACTCTTTGTTTTCAAGATTTTTGTTGGGCCCGTCTATATTGCCTCGGTGTGATATTACAATCATTAGTTTATTTCTTCTGTGTGTTGACTGTCGTTCTGTCGAATAGCAATACCACAATAAACGCCTTTGCTGCAATAGATGGTTGACAGATTCAATGTGATAATCTGATAACCATAATCAATTAAAAGTGCTTCCCACTCTTTAGCATTCCACCGAATGACATGGGTAGGATCAGCCCTAGATGCCTCAAGATAGTAATCAACATCTTTACCTAAACACACAGGCACTCTGAAAACCATGATACGAGTTTTTAACTTATTAAGAAATTCCATGATTTGAAAGTGAGGCATATGCTCTAACACATCTAAAGCAAAGGTTATACCATACTCTTTATCATAATTAGGTGCGCGGGTGACAGTCAGATTTTTCTTTTTCGCTTCTTCGATACACCATTCGCTAACATCTACTGAATCTACTTCATGACCTTTCTCAAGTAATGCCTCCGTAAGAAACCCCACTGCGCAGCCAAAGTCCAGTACAGGGCCCTGATCACGATTAATTTTATTCAGAAACCCTAAAATTTCTGTTGCAGTCTTTGAGTATCTTTCTTTTCTTTGTAGGTATGTGACATAGTTGTTGCTTTTATAATATAATTCATCATATATTCCACTCATGCAAAGTTCCTATCATCATCAGGCATTTTTTGTGCTACTGTATGCAGTACTTGGTTATTATACTTATAGTAACAGAAATTACAGTTAGAACACCAATCTCTCCCTTTGTTGCCTTTGACCTCATAAGGATACCCATACTGTGCGTAACTTTCGTTCATACTTTTCCATATACCAGCGATATCAGTAATAGATCCTAAAGAATAATCCAAATCGTAATTTCGTTTTTGAAGAACATGACTTGTACATGTGTAGACTTGGTAATCACCGCCCTCTGGATGAGGAGCGATGTAAGGGCGAATAGCACCCACATAACATCCATCATCCCAAGGGCTGTCGTTATCAAGTATTTCTTTAATGAAAAACTTTTCTAACTCGTCTACTTTTGACACTATGCTTGACCATTTATCATAGACAATTTTATTATTACCCTTTATTAGACAATTGCCTGCGATGCGAACGAACTTACACTCTGGGTTTAACTCTACAAGTTTAGCCATACGTTCAATGGATTCTAGTGTAGTACCTATATAAGGTTTTTTAGTTCTGCTCAACTCATCGGGTATGCCATTAGTACCATCATAGATGATATAACTGAATACTAAACGTTCTTTAGGAAATGATCCAAAATCATAGTCTTCAGGTGCTTTGCCCTCATCTAACTTAATGAGAGATACTCTAATCCAGTTAATGAATTTATAGACCTCAGGCTTCAAGTGTCGTTCAAGTTTTTCAGTGTTGGTAATAATACCAATGTCAAACCCTAATTGCCCAGCCAGTCTGATGACATCATTGATATCTTTCTGTTCTCGTTTGTCTCTATAGAGAAGAGGGTTACCACCACCAGTAATTTCTACAGCTTTCGCACCTAAGTGCTTAAACTCAACTAACATCTGTTCGATTTGGGAATAAGAAATATAACTTTTTAATGGTCGCCCAGCGACAGAACAAAATGGGCAATCACTATCGCACATCTCACATAAAGCCAACTGTACGGTAATAGGCTTGAATTTTTTGAACTCTTGGATGCTGTACAGCACATCGGTGTGTTGTAGAAGTTTATCACCCCAACTGCTGAACTGCTGAGTTTTTTCTATATAACTCATATCTTTTTCATCAGCTCCTCGACATTCTCGCCACTACTAGGCAACAGGTCTTTAAGAAAAAAATGAATAAAGTGACACTTTTTTATATTAACATTAACGGAGTATAGACCATTCCATTTATGATCCATATGTTGTGTAGGCACCTGATACTTTTTCAGAAAATAATTGAGCAGTGTTTGATCGGTCGACCACTTCCATGCGCCTTGACCATCTACAAAGTCCTTGAACTCAGTTCTTTCGATGAACTGTTTGGGCGTTTGACCTTGAAGATATCTTTTAAATAAAGCACTGTTGATTAATATCATCCCCATATTAAAGAACTCATAACCAAGTTTGTTTGGTTTAAAATCAATCTTCTTCTGTTTATGTAGATACTCATACTGCATCCGAGAGTAGTTCAGTATCTTTTGCTGATACACATCGGTGATAGGCATCTCACGTTCACACACAGCACCAAAAGAATACTCTGGGGCGAAGTCATCGAAGATGTTAGGAGAATCTGGTCGAATGTAAATATCAGCGTCGACGATAGCAATCTGATCATACTCATCAATGAATGAGAATGCGTTTTCTTTCTCGTAGATAGGAAGATAACCGCCGTGTTTCTCATACGATTCTTTACTGCGATTGCTCCCAAAGATATCGGGCTTGATACGGAGAATTGGTGTCGACTGTACACGATGATCGATCCCATGTCTCTCCGCATAATTTGCTACGGACTGTATACAATGTTTATACAGAGCAGAATTTTTAGCGTTACCTATACAGACTTGATATATTAATCTTTTCATATTCTATTATGTACGATTGTCGTACCTACCTCAGAGTTTTTAAATTGTTGGCATTTGTGGCTGTACCACTTACCAAGTCTATCACACACAACGTGTATCCACGCATCAGAGTTGGTAATAATTTTCTTATTGTGTCTGACTTCCATAAGTTTTCGAGCGGCTAGTGGTTTTATATAGTAAGCACCACCAGCGAGTTTTGGTTTACGATCGCTGTTGTCTCGTGTGTCATGACATAAACAAACCATGTCATACCCAAACACTTCGTCTTCTATATCCTCTAATAATTTAACATCATGTTCAACGATAATTATAGGTGTTTGTGTGTCCCAACAATGCTTCCATAAAAAGTAGTGACTATACCACACCGCCTTTTCGGTGTCGGAGAACTCGATGATAAGATCTTTTCTTTGTTTAAATGTTAAGTTTAGAAAGTCACAATCAACAGATAAATCTTTAGGAGTTTTTGCCTCAAAGTGATTCACCACATATTCGCCCCATGACGGCATCACCTCGTTCTTGAAGTAAATCGAAACGGGGTTGTCTGTGATTGCGATCATCCATACTTCAGGTTTATCGATAGTCATTTAGATCGAACTCGGTTCCATGCATCTTCATCAAGTCTCTGGAATGATTAGTATACACCAAAACTTCGGGGTCGTCAACTAAAAAATCACAATCATTACAATAGCCAGGATAGTCACCGCTTCTATGAGCGTCACGAAGCCCAGAATACGCCTCACCCTCCCAAATTTCTTCAATGGTGTTTTTGCTTGTGTGACCGAGAACTGCTTCTTCGTCTCTACCAAGGACTTGGCAGCATGGGTGAACAGCACCGCTTTGACCATCAAGACCGCCAGCACGAATAACAACATCGGGGCTAAAAGGTCTTCCACAAGTTTTCTTTACTCCTGTTCGCACACCGGTCTCAGATATGTCAGTCACACCAGACCAGTTATGCATTCTCCATATCTCTGTTTTGACATCTAACTGTTCTACAATTTTCTTGTAATGTTCCAGTTCGAATGCTTCGTTGTCGTTGTCAGTAATAAGGTGATAGGTTGCGACAACGCAATCAGATTTAGTATCGATGACATACTCTCGCATGGCTTTGACTTTATCCCAAGTGTTCATGAACGAACCGCCAATGCGATTGTACATCCACTTATCGTATGCTTTCACATCATAACCTACCCATGAGAACCTATAGAAATCTAAACCAGCATCAACACAGTCCATCATGAACTTACCTTCCATGCGGTGCCCGTTAGAGAAGATAAACGCCTTCGCATTATACTTCTTCACGATCTCAATGTACTTAGGCAAATTTCGATTCAAGGTTGCTTCACCACTACCATCCAGATTGACAACCCTTAGACCGTGTTGTGCGCAATCAGCAACGTTGTCCTCAAACTCTTTAAGACCCATCTTCTTTAAGAAGCCTTTGTGTCTTCCTCCTGTCCGAGTGTCTTGAGGGCACATAGAGCATGAGTAATTACATCCTCCATTTATTTCAATCACTGCTCTATCAATTTTGAACATTCAATTCATCCAGTATAAAATTTTTGTAACGGTCTGCTCGTCGATCCATATGATCGAGGATCTTAGGTAATTTATTTAGATATTTAAAAAGATCGTTTTCTTTCTTGTCTGGCGTGTGGAAATGTACACCCTGGGGTTCGTGTACCTCAAGGATACCATTATGACCTAAAGCGATAGTAGGTTTACACAGATTCTTTGCCATGTAGTGCCACATCCCGTCGTAGAATATACAGAATCTACATGTCCGCATGTGATACAAGGCTTCTCGTACAGGTGTGCGATAGGTTAACTCGACAAGATTGTAACCCTTCAGTTCAAGAATGTGTAGGATTCTTTCCCAGTGTTCGTCAGTAAAGGTACGTTTCCAACCGCGAGGCAGGTCTTTGTTAAAGAGAGGGCGCCAGAAGACAACTTTGTTTTCGACAGGATCCGTCAACACTTCTTTGTGAAAGATCCAAGACGGGAGGCCATCTAAGACAGCAGTAGGGCCTGATTTTCTTTGGAACCCTCGATGTCGTAGTTTACGAATCTCTAAATCTTTTGAGTTGAAGATGTGATTCATTTTGACAGCGTCTTTATCATGATAAAAACTATGGAGATACTCTGCCCGTTCTATGATTGTTTCGGGGTCTTCGAAGTGATGCAGATAGTCTTCACTATGTTCCCAATACACATTCATTGTCATCTGGGCAAGTGGTCGTCGTTTACGAATCAAGTGAACCATCATGTGAACAGAATTTAACCCAAACATAATATCGCCAACACCTGGCGTACCTTTCCAGTCGACTTCATTGTCGTAAGTGAAAAGGTACGGATGGTTCTTCAGGGGATCATGATATAGTTCAAAATTCATCTGTTCAGATTAGAGACTTTCTCCGAGTTATAATTTTTATACATCGAAAGAAGTTCTTTATCGCCCCTTGTATGGTCTTCTTCGTTGAAGTTAGATTTACTTAAATAAGTTTTTTTATGTTTGTCGCGCTTTTTATTGCGCGGATCGAAACGGCTGTATTTTGCCATGGTAATTAACCTACATTCTCCATTCTACTCATCAAACGTTCTGCTCGATTTGTCACTTGACGATACCAAATACTGTCACGCCCTTCTACAGCGGCTCTTGCCCAATCACCTTCAGCAATCGCGCTATTGAAGTTCTTAAACTTACTGAGTCTCGGCCGACCCATGTTGAACATCATATTAACCAAGATTTGTTGGACTTCGTCTGGGAGTTCTCCAAATGCCCCTTCTCCGTATAGAGTTCCACACTCGCTGATTGAAGTATCAAGGTCTCGCTCAAAACACGCCCTGACACGTTCTTCAGTAACTGGTGTACCAACTGGTTTTCCGCATTCCTCGTCACTTTCGAGGACAAGGTGGCCGACACCAAAGGTGGGATAGCCGAGATGGTCGTTATAGATGACATATTCTACTCCTTCATCAATTTTTAATTGGTCGTACACTGCTTCTCTATTCATTTAATATCCATCCACTCTTTTGTCATTATATAGTCTCTTACGAGACCACTCCTTACGATATCTTCCCATGTAAAGTTGATCACAGAAAAACTCTTTAATTGTTCAAGGATATCGAGAAAACTATTTATACCCTTTTTATCACTATTGTTTTTGAAGTCTGACTGATAATAGTCACCGCAGAATATAATCTTAGAACAATTACCGACACGCGTTATGACTGAGTCCAATTCGTGAAAGTTAAGATTCTGCATCTCGTCAACGATTATGATACTGTGATCGAAGGTAAGCCCTCGAAGGTATGATGTCGACTCGAACGAAATATACTTATTAGCAACTAACTTGTCGTATGCTTTCTCGTCTTCGAATAATTGCGCTGCGACTGATCGATAAGGTCCTGTGTATGCGTTCAGTTTTTCTTCTATAGTGCCTGGAAGATATCCTACATCTCGTGTAGGAACAACTGATCGAATGATTTTAACTGAACCGAAAGGTGATGTTTTTTCCATGACTTCTTCAAGGGCAAGGTAAAGAGCAAGAAAGGTTTTACCTGTCCCTGCTGTGCCAACCAGAGCCATGTGATCACCGCTCGACCACGCCTTAAACACTTCTGTCTGCGCTTGAGTAATGGGATCAATAGTGATTAAGTCATCGATGCGAATATTCATCGACGGTAAAGAGTCTATGCGCATACTAGTCGATTTACCATTACCTTGTTTCAACCTCATATATTTTCCACTTATAGTTTAATTGCTAATAGTAATAAGATAGCAATCAGTAGTGTGTTTGTAAAGAAGATCCCAATTGCTAATATTGTATGGTACCAAATCCATCTTGTCTTATACGCGTTGTCAATTGTTAGTTGTTCGGGATCAACATCATTATTCACAGTGTACCTACTACTTCCTATATATTGACAGAGTTTGGTCTACGTCTGCCAGCTGATTTTTTAATATTTTTCAAATGATCTTTCCAATCACCTGATGTTTTGTTTACCATATTACCAGTATGGGTAATAAGGGCAGGAGTGCCCATAACTTGTTTCCACTCTCCAGATGATACCATTTCTTCCATCTTTGCAATCGTAACGATCATATTGTTAGTCTCACCTGTTTGAAGATTTTTCATTTCGTACAACGGCATAATATTATTTCCTGTTTGATCAATCTATATAGAGAGAAACGAGCCTCTTGATTGAGGCTCATCCCAGATATGGATCACCCCCTTAAACGCGTTTCTACTTGTGAAATTGCGCAATCTAAAAATGATTGCCGTTTAGCAATTTTGTAAGCAATTTCTTTTTTACCTCTCTTTTCTAGTTTTCGAATATAATGTCCAAGTTCTCGTGAATCTTTTTTTAATCTTTCTATTTGATTGGATTCGACCATAAGCATTTCCTTATCTAAAATTATTCTTGGATCATGATCATTCTTGGATCAACTCTGGGAATACCTCCTTTACCAGTGTTTTAGTCAATCCTTTCACAGGGGACTTTTTGTTTATCATAGATACTAATATCTCAGCATCTTTGGGGTGTACCGCCTCGAGCATGTCAATGAACATGCGTTCGCGACGAATGGGATTAAGTTTGCTACTTTCTTGCAGACCTTTAACGTAATACTTAAAGGTACGATGTTGTCTCAGAAGAGACGAGGGAGGTGTTTCGGGATTGTTTGGTGTGTATGGTGGAGTTCCAGCTGGTAGATTCCACTGAATGTTATTATCAAACGTACCCCTTAATACATCCAACAGAGGCATTATTTCAT